TCGAATGGTTCCCTCGCTACCTGCGTCACTTCCAGGGCCACTGGGAGGGCGTACACTTCGACCTACTGCCCTGGGAGAAGGAGATCATCGGCAAGCTCTTCGGTACGGTCAAGGCGGACGGGACGCGGCAGTATCGAACGGTGTACGTGGAGATCCCCAAGAAGAACGGCAAGAGTCCGTTGGCCGCGGGCGTGGCGCTGAAGTTGCTCCTCGCCGATCACGAGCCTGGAGCGGAAATCTACTCCGCGGCCTGTGACCGAGACCAGGCTTCGATCGTCTTCAACGGTGCGCGAGCGATGATCCAGCAGAACCCCAAACTCGGCCGCAAGTGCAAGGTTCTAGATTCTACCAGACGCATCATACACAACAACGGGTCGTTCTATCGGGTGCTCTCCGCGGACGCGCCCAACAAGCATGGCTTCAACGTCCACGGTGTGATCTTTGATGAGCTGCACGCGCAGCCGAACCGCCAGCTCTGGGATGTACTCACCCGCGGATCCGGTGCGGCACGCCGGCAGCCGGTCGTCTTCGCGATCACAACCGCGGGCTACGACCGGCATTCGATTTGCTGGGAGATGCACGAGTACGCTTGCAAGGTGCGAGATGGGATTATCGACGACCCGACGTTCCTCGCGATTCTCTATGGTGCGGACGAGCAGGACGACTGGACCGACGAGAAGGTGTGGGTGAAAGCCAATCCATCACTGGGCGTGACGATTCAACTTGACGAGATGCGCAGCGAGTGCCGCTATGCCCAGGAGAACCCGGCTGCGGAGAACACGTTCCGCCGGCTGCGGCTCAATCAGTGGGTAAAGCAGGAGAGTCGATATATCCCGATGGAGCGATGGCGCGGATGCGGCGGCGCGGTCGATGCGGAGAGCCTCCGGGCCAAGCCGTGTTGGGCTGGGCTGGATCTGGCGTCGAGCATCGACGTGGCGGCATTCGTGATGGCGTTCAACGAGGATGGGATCGTCAAACTCCTCTGTCGGTTCTGGGTTCCGGAGGAGAACATCGAGGCGCGATCCCGACGGGACCGGGTGCCCTATGACGTGTGGGTGCGACAGGGCTTCATCACGGCAACGCCCGGGAACGTAATTGACTACGACTACATCGAGGCGGAGATCGAGGGCCTGAGTTCGGACTACGACATCCGAGAGATCGGCTACGACCCGTGGGGGGCGCTGCAGTTGGCGCAGCATCTCGAGGCGAAGGGTTTCGAGATGGTTGAGGTTCGCCAGGGCACGAAGTCGATGAGCGAACCGACGAAGGAAATGCTCCGGCTTGTCCTGGGAGGGAAGTTGCGACATGGCGACAATCCGGTGCTGACCTGGATGGCAGATAACGCGGTGGTGACAATCGACTCGGCAGAGAACGTGAAGCCGGACAAGAAGAAATCGACCGAGCGGATCGACGGGATAGTAGCGGCGATCATGGCGCTGGGTCGGCTGACCCTGCATGCGGCCCCGATGGCCAAGGTGGAGATATGGGCAGTATGACGATCTTCCAGCGCATCTCGGCCGCGATCAAGGCTTTGCGTGGGACGGCGCGCGAGGATTGGGATGCCTATTATGGTACGGGCCCCATCCCGACGCTATCGGGGGTAAACATCGACGAGAGTTCGGCGATGACGATCAGTGCCCTCTATGCGGCATTGAACTTCCTCGCCGGCGTGGTCGCGAGTCTCCCGCTGCGCGTATACCGCAGTCTCCCCGGGGGCGGGAAGGAACGCGCGGTCGACCATCCACTTTACGATCGTCTGCACGCGAAGCCGAACAGCCTCGGGATGACGGCCTGGCAGTGGGTCTACACCTCGGTCATGCATAAGTATCTCTGGGGGAACTGGTGGACCGTGGTGGGCCGACCAAGCTATGAGCTGACACCGCTGATGCCGGATCGGACCTGGATAAATTACCTGTCGCCTACGATCGTGCGCACAAAGGATAACGTTGGCGCCGAAATCCTACTCGACCGCCGGGACGTGCTCCTAGTTCCCCATGTCAGTCTCGGTGGCATAATGGGGAAAGGCGTTGTCGCCTACGCTCGTGAATCACTGGGCCTGATCAAGGCGCAGGAACAATTCGCCTCGGCTTTCTTCGGTTCGGGAACCAAGGCCGGTGGATTCGTCCAGATCCCCGCTGGTCAGGGCATGGATGAGGATACCCGCCACGGCCTGCAGGCGGACTTCAACGAGAAGTACGGCAAGCTCGGCGAATCGTGGAAGGCGATTTTCTTGAGCGGCGGGGCTGAATGGAAGCCCCAGGACATCGACGCTGCGAAGGCGCAGGCTCTTGAGTCAAGACTATTCTCGGTCGCGGAGGTCTCCCGCTGGACCGGCCTGGCGCCGCACCTGCTGCATGATCTCAGCCGGGCGACCTTCTCGAACATCGAGGAACTGGATCTCGCCCTTGTGATGTTCACGCTGACGCCGATCGTCACCCAGATCGAACAGGCGATGAACCTGACTTTCTTCACCGACGCGGAGCGTCGTCAATACTACGTGAAGTTCGAGTTGAAGGGGCTACTGCGGGGCAATATCGCGGCGCGTACCGCATTCTACACCGCGATGATCGACCGTGGCGTATTCCATGCGAACAATGTTCTGGAACTTGAGGAAATGGATCTGCAAAAAGATGGGCTCGGCGAAGTCTACATGGTGTCGATGAACACGGCGAACAAACGCACACTCCTTGAAGCCCCTGCGCCAGTTATCGAGGATGTGTCGGATGAGGATGACGAGGAGGGCGAGGCGGATATTGCGGACGAAGCGGACGAGGAAGAAGAGGAGGATGGCGAGGAGGAGGGGGAGGCGTCGAGGAGCGCGAGCATTTCGGCGCCAGGCCGGATCATCCTTCAGCACTCGTCCGCTCTACGCCGCAAGATCACGCTTGCCTATGGCAGGCAGTGGGAAGCCTACACGGCACAGGTGCTCAAAGAAGAAACGGAGCAGCTGCGCGCCGGGGTCAAGGAGTGGCTGCACGAGCGCTCCGCGGGCGAGTTCGTGACTTGGCTTGAGAACTTCTATGTGGGATTCCAGGACCGCGTTGGCGTCCTATCCGCACCCCTGCTGAGTTCCTATGCCGCCGCAATCCTGCCGATCGCGCAGCAGGAGATCAACAGCGATGCGGATATCGCGCCGCGGTATGAGCAATTCGGCCAACAGTACCGGGAGGCCTTCGTTCTGCGGCATGTCGGGCAGTCGAGGGGTCAGCTCCGCGCCGCGGCTCTCGAAGCCGAAGACGCAGAGGTTGAGATAGAGCAACTTCTAGCCGACTGGGAGGTGACCCGGCCCGGGAAGATCGTGCAGCACGAAAGCATCCGAGCTGAGAATGCTTTCGCGCGGTCGGTTTTCGCTCTGGCCGGCGTGATTAAGATCCGGTCTGTGGCCTACGGGAAGAGCTGTCCATACTGCAGTGCGCTGGACGGGAAGGTGATCGGGATCGAAGAGGCGTTCTTGACCGCAGGGGACTTTCAGCCAGAGGGCGCGGAGCGGCCATTGACGGTGACCAGTACGCATAACCATCCGCCCTATCACGGTGGGTGCGATTGCGGAATCGAGGCGAGCATATGAAGGAGATGAAATGAAGATCCAGACAACCGATGGCGCCGAGCGGCGCTTCCGGGCGTTCGATGGTGAGATGCGCGCGGTCGAGAGCGATGACGGGGCCATGATCATCGAGGGCTATCCGATCGTCTACGAGACCTATGCGGACCTCTGGGGATTCCGCGAGATCATCCGCAAGGGTGCGGCCACCGAAGCGCTGAAGCGCTCGGACGAGTTGGTGCTGTGGGATCACGAGAGTTCCCAGCCGATGGCGCGGCGGGGCGCTGGTACGCTGGAAGTTACCGAGAACGATCATGGCGTGTTCATCCGCGCCGACGTTTCCAAGACGAAATGGGGGCGCGACGGCTATGAGGCGATCAAGGCCGGCGTGATCAACCGCATGTCGTTTGCCTTCTCGGTTGAGAAGGACAAGTGGACGATAGAGGATGTCGGAGAGGAGCGGGTCGAGACTCGCGAGGTGCTGAGTTTCGACGAGCTATACGATTACTCGCCGGTGAGCTACCCGGCATACGAAGAGACCGAGGTCACGGCGCGATGCAAGGACTTGGCATTGCGACACCGGCCAGAACCGGGGGCGCCCGGGGATGGCAGCAGGGCGCTGCTTGAGGTGGCGGAAGTGTTCAGGGATTCGCTCGGCCCCGATCCATGGTCAATCTGAAGTAGGAGGTCCCAAGTGGAGGACAAGCGTTTGAAGCCCCTTTTCGACAAGAGGGCGGGATTCGTCCAGGAGCGCGTGGCGCTGCTGGATAAGGTGATCGGCGAGGCCCGAGGTCTCACCGATGAGGAGCGGGCTGAACAGGAAAGGCTCGCGGTCGAGATGCATACAATGGACGAGCTGATCACGCTCGCGAAGGCGACCGTCGACCTTCCCCGCGACGGCTGCCCGTGCGGCGAGCCCCAGGCGACTGGGGAAGAGCTGCGCGACTTCGGGGAGTTTCTGCAGCTCGCGCGATTCAGTCCGAACGATTCGCGGCTGCAGTACCGCGAGCGTCCGAAAGATGGCGAGAAGCGGCAGCTTTCCATGGGCGTCGGCGCGGCCGGTGGTTTCCTCGTGCCCGAGCAGTTCGGGCCGTTGCTGGCCCCGATCACGCCGCAGGACGCTGTGATTAGGCCTCGGGCCACGGTGATTCCCGCTGGGGATCCGCCTGACTCGGCTATCACGTTCCCGGCGCTGGATCAGTCCGGTGCGCGTGGCGTGCATTCGGGCGTGGCGGTTGTCTGGATCGCAGAAGCCCATGTGAAGCCGGAGACGGACCCGGCCTTCCTGGACGTGAAGCTTGAGCCCCATGAAGTTGCGGCTCACGTGATCATCTCCGACAAGCTCCTGCGCAATGCCCCCGCGGCGGGTGCGCTGGTGTCTACGATTCTGCGCAGGGCGATCATCTCCGCTGAAGACCAGGCTTTCCTGACGGGCACAGGCATCGGTCAGCCCCTGGGGATCGTGGGGCATGCGGCTACCGTCACTGTGGCGCGGGCCGGCGGTGTCAACACCGTTACATATGCCGATCTGGTGGCCATGTATTCGGTGGCCAAGTTCGGCGGTCGGCTGGCGTGGGTCGCCTCCCCGACTACTCTACCGCAGCTGCTCGGCCTGATTGATCCCGGTGCTGGCGGGACGATCATGTGGCAGCCGAACGCGCGCGAAGGCGCACCTGGGACTCTCATGGGGTTCCCGCTGATCATCAACGAACGGTCGCCGGTCCTGGGGGCGCGGGGCGATCTCATGCTGGTGGACCTGGCCTACTATCTGATCAAGGACGGCTCGCCGCTGACCATTGCGATGAGCGAGCACGTGCGGTTCACGTCCAACCAGACGATAATCAAAGCGTTCTGGAATGTGGACGGACAGCCCTGGCTCACAACTCCCTTGCTTTTGGAGGACGGAGTTTCAACTGTATCCCCGTTCGTAGAATTGCTGTAAGCTGGTAGAAAGATGCGGAGGCATAGGATGATAATCCGAAAAGCAGATTCCGACTGCCTGGCCTTCGCTTTACCCTCGGGCGGATACTACGGAGGTATCACAATGAAGGCGCCAAGACACAGGGGTTGGAGAAAGAATCGAACGCGAGAGAAGAATGGTGTATTCGAGATGCCGGACAAGGAGTGGCTAGAACATCAATTTATCACGTTGCTGAAAGCTCAGAGAACGATAGCACGCGAAGTGGGCTGCGCTAAACATACCGTTGCGACATGGTGCGAGAAATTGGGAGTCCACAAAACAACATCACAAGCCCACACAAAATATGGGCGGCTAGACAAGGCATGGCTTGAACAGAAATGCTTGCAAGAGGGGCTTCAGGTACAGCAAGTAGCGGCAGAGGTCGGCTGTACGACAGCAATAGTGTATCACTGGCTCAGAGAATATGGCCTAGCGTCGCGCATACGAGTTCTCTATGGGGATCGACGGATGGATGAGAACAGCAGAAATTGGCGTGGCGGTGTCTCACAGCAGTATCAGAAGGCCAAGCTCTTGCGCGACGGTAGAAAAATGGAGTGCGAGTGGTGCGGCAGCGAAGGCGATAGCCGGCATATTCACATGCATCACATCGACCACGACCATGAAAATCACGATCCGTCGAATCTGCTGTTGCTGTGCTATCACTGTAATCTTCTCGAGGCGCAACTGAACCGACTGCGAGAGAAGGGATTGGCGACTTTCATAGTGGAACCAGGAGAGCGCATCGAGGTGCGCTTCATTCGGCAGAGCCTTAAGGCATCTGCTTAGAAAAGCATAGGAGAGAAAGAAGATGGCTAAGCTTTTGGGCGAGACCCTGAAAATCGATCAGGCGATCCCGCCGACCATTCTGGCGCCGGCCGCCCAGGCGATCAGTGCGTTTTTCCCGCTGGGGCGCGAGCGCAAGGCGCTTTTCGCGATCGACTATCTGGGAACGACCTTCGACCTGGCTGATGCCCTGCTCGTAGGTATCGTGGATGACAGTTGCGTGGCTCCCGCGGCTTCCGGCGCCCTGGCGGCGCTGATCGCAGCGGCCGACCCCGGTGTGCTGGCATCCCAGACCATGACGGCCGGCGTGGCCGCGACCATCATGGAAATCACTCTGACCGGTGCCGCTGACGGGATTCTCACGCTGAA